GTAAATAGTTTTGTAGTATAAACTATTTACTATACGCTGGTATATGGTCATATCTTAATTCTTAACTCCATATATCAGTATAAGCAGTTTATACTGATATATGTCATTGGAACTACTTAGATTCTTTAAAATTGAAGGGTGGTGGAATTTGCTATAGAAGTAGTAAACTACTTCTATACCGTACGATTGAAAATCGTAGGAAAGGAGCCGCCCATAAGGGGTATATATCTTATGCAAATTGGTAATTATTCCGTCAATACTATCAAAGATGTTACATCGAGTATAGGTATTGGCAACATTGGACTTTATGGAAAGCCCAATACTATTACAGAATTGACTATTGACAATACAGAATTTAAAGCTGTATATGTGAAAGAAGTAACTGATGATCAATCTATCTTTTATATATTTAAATTCGTTAATGAATATAAAATCTATAAAGATAGTGTTTGGAAAACTATTATCAAAGATGATGCTGGAGTTTTTAAGTATCTGGATAATACAGATACTCTTGTTCCTGCACCTACTAACACTCTTAATGCTGCATGTGTAGCTGCTGTTACCCTCTCTACGAACCAGATGACTAAAGTAGATATCGATACTCTTTCTGAAGAAGTATTTTTATCTAACACACCTGAAGCTATTGATGTTATATTTGGTCCTGACAGTTCAGAAAATGGTATACTGGAACTTGCTACATATGCAAGTAAGACTGATGTAGTACCTGAAGGTAAAGATATCAAATGGCGTATCGTTACACTCGGAGATGCTACGGTGAAACTTCGGGGTGTCCGTATCAAGTGGTAAAGATCAAAGTATGTAGAGTATACTCCTCCTTAGTCAGGAGGAGTATACTCTTATATATTTATATTACTTAGTATGTCCATATAATAAGGAGATATTACTAATCTGGATCTTTAGTCATATTCATTAAAGTCATTTTGATATTATCAGTAAATCCCCCATCTATCAATTTTCCATTGGCATCTACCATACTGCGTTTACTGGCTAAGTATTCTGATATCTGTTTATTGCTATCATCAGACATAACCCCATTCATAGATACAGTATCGCCGTCGTACCTTTGTGTTCATCTAAGATCGTTACTCTCAGACCGCACCATTACGTGCAGCTATAGGATTTCCCTATAGAGCAGACCATATCTTCACCCCTCTATTAACTACAGAGTAGGGTGCCTCTCACTTCCACTCTACTTAGAGTGTACATCGTGGTAAACGATTGGTCGTTGAACTTTCACCCTACACTATCTAGTAGGCTCTATCTCATTACAAGAAGAGGAGTAAGTATGCTTACTCAGCTTAGCTGCTGATTCCCCATTGTACATATCTAAACTTTTCAAACATTCACGCTTATCATTACTGATTACGTTGTAGTGTTTAGACCTTTAGGAGTTTCCAGCAATTCAAGAGGGTTTCTTCATGATATTACTATCATGAGAGACTATATTAGACATTAAGCCCGTTTATCACCTGTTAATCCTTTCAATTTACAAAAATGTAATACTAAACTATCAATATACTCATTACCCAATATCGGATATTCTGGCAAAGTAATAAATGCATCTTCATCTGTCATCAGTTTTAACTTGACTACTCTACTAGGATCAGTTGTAATCAAATGTACTCGACTTGGGTAACACGATTCACTATTCAATACTGGATATCGTGTAATAAACACATGTTTACCTAAAGTAGCTTTATATGTAGCAATATACATCAACTCTACCCAAGTCATAGGTCTAACACAAGTCATATCGATTTCATTCTCATCTTTTCCATATATAGTTTTTAGATCATCTATATTTCTAAATAAAATAAGTTCATCATCTTTGTCATATACTAGATATAAGTGGTAATATTTTCCATCAGCACCTTTCATATCTACAGGTGCATCTCTCATAGTTTTATTTTTAAATTTGTTAATCATAGTATCGATAGCATCAGAAGCTGTAAATTTTTCTACTTCTGAACTATCCACTTCTACATATATCAACTTTTTTGTTTTCTTATCGACTAGAGGTATTTGTGTTTCTCCACTACTAAAGATAGTATCAAATGCACCAACTTTTAAATGATATTTTACTAAGGGCATAAAAGCTTTCATGGTTTGATATAGTGGGCATTTGGTTTCATCATGTTTTAAATATGTAGGATCATCTGTACTGGTAGCTTTGAGATGTACAGCAGAGATGACATTTCGTGTACCTAATGCAATCTTTCTCGAACCAACAGCTCCTTGTAAAAATCCACGTTTTCCGGTTAAGATATTTTCTATATATGTATATAGTTCATATACTTTTTTCTGTAGATTCATACGGATACTGTCATAGAGTGGATTATTTGATCCTGGCACTAACCTACTAGTAAAACTCATAATCGTTTGATAGATCTTATTGATATCCTCTTGAGAGATCATACCATTCTCATTTTTGATATCTCGTATACCTGCAGGGATAACTAAACATTTATTAATAGTCAAAATATCTTTATACTTAGTTAACATCTGTATCTTCTGTTTACGTTTAGCAGATCCAGTATCTTCAAATTGGATTTTATCAAAATGATTCATAAAGAAACTATACCCAGTATCTCCATCAGGATCGTCTACATCACATCTAATAATATCTCTTTCTTTTTCATCAAATTTAGCATAGACATTACCCAACATCACTTGACCATACAATTGCTTTAATTGTAAAATTGCTTTATATACATAAGGTTGAAATACTCTAGTATTTAATCTAATAAAAGCAAATCGAGACATACGATCAGGTGATCCTATTTGTCCAAATATTTCTTCAGAAAATAACCCTTCTGGATGGAAATTTGTACTACTTGCAGACATGATACTATAAGATTTAATTTCTTGAATATTGTTAGTAGAGATATACTTATCTACATCTAACAATTTTGTATTAAATGGCTTTTCTGGAATCATATAAATTACCTTACCTGTATTGAAAAGTTATATATACATATATCCTTTATCTTACCATATAGTATGGAGTTTTCCTATGGATAATAATTTAAAAGAATTAAATGAAGCATGGTTTTCTACTAAGTTAAGTTCACCTAATCATATTTATTTGGATCTTAAATTATTTAAAGATATCTATTTGGGTACTATACTCGATATGATATCTACTCAAGAAGAATATGATTACATATATAGAAATCTAAAAACATATCCTTTTAGATATATAGATAAGTTATCAAGATGTTTTCCAGATCTACCATTTACTGATAACGAAGTAGAAGAACATTTCCAAACTATGAATCATGATAAACTCCTACAAATTTCACCAAATACAATATGCTTTGGGGAATTTCTTCATCGTGTTATGGAGATTAACAATAAGACTGCAGTTAAGCAAGATACTAATCCTGTAAATTTAACTATCAATACTTATCCTTTGATTTTATCGAAACCTATAATCGAACGTATGAGTGAAGCATTTGGTGACATGTTTGCTATGGATATTTCTATCATCAATAAAGATATAAATGATATTCCATTAGAGGAAATGCTTACATATGAAGAATGTTTTATCTATGATCTTAAAAGTTTACTTGAAAATTCTATATACAGCCAAGCTTTTACTGATTTGAAATTTGAAGACATTGCTATATACGCACCAAGACAAATAAAGTCTTTGGAAGTATTGGATATTTTAGATGATTCAGAAAAACTAGAATCTGATTTTTTAGTAACTGAAACCTTTCTAAAATTCATATGTAAATTTACATATCTACCACCTCTATTCATATTGATAGATAAAGAATCGAAGGAGTAACGTATGGCACATAAAGATGATATACCCGAAGGGGTTGATAATCTTGATCTTGATAATTTAGATAAACAAACTGAAGTAGATAGTGATTTCGATTTCGATTTTGAAGAAGATCAACCTAAAGGTGATAGACAACCTATAGATGATATTAAGAAAGGTGTATCTGAATCTCTATCTGATGGGTTTGATCTTACTAAAGTAGGTAGTAATATAGATACTAAGTTTCCTAATACTACAAAACTCATATCGACAGCTACAGATACTGTATCTGATATAGATAGGATGCGTACAGATGTAGTAAAAGATATTGCTCCTACTATCAATCAGATGAAGATTACAGGTAGGAGATTATTACCTAAAGTTAAAGGTATTTTACCAGAGAATGTATATGGTAAAGTATACGATAAGCTCAAACCGAAAGAAGAAGAGTTGAATCGAGAAGATGCTATAGAAAAAGGAAGAAGTGAACATGTTTCTCAATCTATAGCTGCTATCTTTAATGCTCAACAGAATCAAGCTCTAGAAGATAAGAAAGAACAAAAAACTACCGAATATATAGATCGAAGTATAGGCGAATCTCGACATAGTGATATTACTCATTTACTATCTTCAGTCAAGAGTTATGCTCGAGTAAGAACAGAATTTACCCAGACAGCTCTCAGAGGATATCTGATGAAGAGTCTGGAACTCAAATATAAACACCTATATGTAGCTAAGGATACATTAGGCATTACCAAAGCTTTATTGAAAGTCATTGAAAATAAGTTAGAGAGTATCAAATACAATACGGCATTACCTGATTTTGTAAAGAAGAGAAGTATAGAAGCTTTTAAAGAGCATCAACGAAATGTATTGATGGGAAAAGCTACAGAAACTATTGGAGATTATACTAAAAATTTCCGCACTAAGTTAATGTCTAATATTGGTAAGAAAGTAAAAGATACTACAAATTCTCTTATTGGCAATCTGAATACAGTCAACGATATGGGAGACATGTATGCCAATATGAGTGATATGAATGAAGAATTTGGCGAAAAGCAAAGTACGTTAACTAAGTTATCGAAATTTGCTGGATCTACTGCTATCGGTATGGGTATTAAGAAAGGTATCAATAAAGCTACAAGTGTAGTAGGTCAATATGGTGGAGATGTAGAAAAAGCTTCTGAAGGTGTACGTAGAAAAGCTGTATACAACATCAATGATTATGTTAAAAATTCTGACAATCCCATAGTCAACTGGTTAAGTGATCTCATTCCTACACTCGAAGAAGAACGTGGTAATATATCTAAGACGTTAAAGGATAATGCATTAGAAGAAGTACCTTTTGATGTATTAACGCGACGAAGTATTATTGAAGTCATTCCTGGATACTTAGCTAAGATCCTACAACAGACTACAAATATAGCTACAGGTACATCTGATACTGAAGAACTGACTTATGATTTAGATTCTGAATCTTTTATGGGATTATCTGAAGCTAAATCTAATATGATGCATAAGATTTTCGGTACAGCAGAAGATAGAAAAGCTGAAGTAGAAGAAGGTCTACAGATGTTACTGGGTGGATATAGTGCACATGGTCATGATGAAGGTGACGTATATGATCAGATACCCGAATTGACTAAAATACTTACTAATATAGCTAAACATGGAAAGAATATAGATCATAAACAGATAGCTAAATTAGCTAGAGGCGATGAGTACGATAGTAGCTATATCTCATCAATATTTAAAGATGTAGAAAATCCTGATGAGTTAGCTAAAGTACTTACTAAAGCCTTTTATGATACTTCTGGAAATAGAGATATTGATGTTACTGAAGATCTTGATGCTTTTACTAAACGACTTGCTATTGATAGGGATGATAAATTACTTAAAGAACTAGATCAAGTAGGCGGTTTAGGTAATAAACAATTGTTTGGAGATATACTCGATAAGGATGGTAAAGTAGATCATAGTAAAATCAGATCTATCTATGGAGATATTAGTGATGTAGATATCGATATCTCTGGTGCTAATAGGTATAAGGATAAACTACTCCAAAATCATGCTGGTAGGTTTAATTCCGAACAAAATCGACGAGAAGGTACTATTCGTTCTGAGGGAGCTGTAGATGCCGACAGAATGGATAGTGAAATATACGAACAGATGTTTGGAAAAGATTCTCTATATGGAGATATCGATCAACCCAAGCAGAAAGTATCAGATGAAGAATTCCTCAATAATGTATACGAAAATGATCTAGTCAAAGAAGATCTCATTGATCAACTCAGAAAAACTGGAAATCTATCTAAGAAAGATGTAACTAAATTACTATCCGGTAAAAGTGAAAAGACTCAAGAACAGATAGTTGAATTGATCAATCAAGTCAAACTCTCTAAGATGAATGCTGAGTTTAGAGCATCTTACGATAGTGGAGATGATGCTCTATTTAAAGATCAAGATAGGCGTAGTGAATCTGAAATCATTGAAGATTTTCTTAAAGGTACAGATGCTGTTGCTGGAGTACTTAAGAAAGCTAGTACCAAATTGACTAAATCATTTTCCGATTTTAACAATAAAGTAACAGAAGCTACAGGAATAGATGCTAAAAAGACTATCGTTACTACTACTAAAGATCTCCAGTCTGAAGCACAACAAAGACTCAAAGATATCGATAAGTCTATCGCTGAAGCTACTGGTATCGGTATAAGTGAAAAAGCTCATGAAGGTATTGACTATACAAAGAAGAAAGGTAAAGAAGCTCAAGGTTATATTAAAAATAATGAAATGATACAACAAGGTATCAAGCAAGGTAAATCTCGAGCTAAAAATGCTTTTCAGCATACCGATCAAGCATATAAACAACTCAAGAAAACTGAGTTACCAGATATCTCTGATACAGTAGAATCTACTAAACAGTTTGCTAGTGATAAAGTAAAAGCGGGTGCTGATCATATAAAGCATGAAGTTACTCAAAATGAGTTTATGAATGCTTATGCTTATGGAGAAGATAGTCTATTCCAGAAAGATGATCCTAGAGATGTAGCAAGAGCTAAAACTCGACAAAATATAGATGAAACTAAAAATGTTGTCCATACTGCAGTAGAACATACGTTAGCTACTTTACAAGAATATGAAGATAAAGATTATCGTAAAAATAAGTTAGATGATCTAAGTAATCGATTTCGTAGTACATATAATCGATTTATGCGTAAGCCAGCTACAGATGAAAAGGATGAAGTAGTAGATAAAACTGTCGACACTTTAGATAAAGAGACTGTATCTAAACCTGAAGTAAAAGATACGCCACATATCTCAGGTCCTGGTGTATATGTTCAAGGATCTGAACATGAGATGCATATACCTCTCGATGAATCTTCTATCTATTGGAAACAGTTAGATAAAATCATCACACAACCGATCACTTCATCTATATCAGAATTACAAAAAGCTACAGTATCTACACCTGCAGAAGATCGTGATGAACTATTACAGATAGTTAGAGAGATTAGAGATACTACTGTAGAATATCTTCCTAATGTAGGTACTAGTAGTAGTGATAAGGGTGAAGGTAAAATATCTAAAGCTAGAAAGACTGTATTTGGTACTGCTAAAAATGTTACTTTAGGTACAGCTGAACTTATTCATAAATTAGGATCAGATGCTTGGAAAACATCAGGTAACTTAGCAGTTGGTGCTTCCAAGATGATTGGAAATTCTTTAGGTGGTGTAGGTAAAGGATTGGGTGCTATCGGTTCAGGTATGGGTTCCATTATTGGTAGTTCTGCTGATGTGTATGGAAATATACTCAAAGGTGCAGGTAGTCGAATCAAGAGTTTCCTTACTCCTTCTAGTAAGAAAACTGAACCTACATATATCAATGTATATAGAAAAGATGAAGTAGAACCTGGAAAACCTATCTTGACTGCCAGAAAACAACGATCTGGTGTAGTATTTGAAGATGGGAATATTCTAGAATCTACTGATGATATCACTGAACCTATATTTGATTCGGAGTCTAAAGAAGTATTGATTACTCAGCAAGATATCGAACACGGATTAGTAGATATCAATAATGAAGATATAGGCAAAGCTGTTAGTAAAGAAAGAAAATCTGCTAAAGGTGGTGGTATTATCAAGAAAGGTCTATCAATGGGATTAGGTGGCCTTGGTAATATTGGTAATTTACTTATGGGCGGTGCTGGATCTTTAGGTCAAATGTATAAAAAGATGTTTGATTTAAGTATCGGCGGACTCAAAGGTGCAGGTGGTATAGTAAAAGATAAATTATTTGGTGGTACTAAGCTCAACAAAGCGACAGTACAAGAATTAGTCACTGATCGATTAGATAACATTATCAAAATACTCGATACTCGATTAGAGAAACCTATTAGTGGAGATACTGACGGAGATGGCGATAGAGAAGGTAGCTATCAAGATTATATGGATAAAAAGAAAGAGAAATATGGCGGAAAATCTACTACGAGTCGATTTAAACGTATGCGTGATTCCGCAAAGAGTAAGTTAGCTGCTGCTGGCGGTTTACTTTTTGGTAATCGCAAAAAGACTGATGATGACGATGAAGATGGATTTGATATGTCCGAAGTAGCTGCTGGTGGTTTAGGTGCCAAAGCTGGATATGATTACCTAAAGAAAAAATTCGGTAAATGGTTCGGTAAGAAAGGTGCTGAAAAAACCGCTAAGACTGCTAGTAAAACTGTACTAAAGAAAGGTGCTACTACTGCAGCTAAGAAATCTATATTTGGTAGAGTAGGCAAATCTCTTTTGAGAAATAAGAAGTTAGCACCACTTGCCGCATTAGCTGCATTCGCTGGTATGAATATAGGTGATGATGATGCTGAAGCTGATACGACAGATAGTGTCGATCTTGCTGAACATCTCAATCAAGAAAGTGATGTAGATAGGGATGGAATCGGTGGTAAGACTGCAGCTTTAGGTGCTGGAACTGCAGCAGCTGCCGGATTGACTACTCGAGCTATAGCTAAGAAAGCAACAGCTAAAAGTGTCGATAACTTCACTACTAAGAGTATAGGAAACGGTATCGATGCTGGCATCCAAGTAGGTAGTAAAGGTATAAAAGCTGCTAGTAAAAAATTAGGAACTAAATCTGCTACACAAATGGGTACTAAAGTAGTAGGTAAAACAGTAGGTAAATCTCTCCTTAAAAAGATCCCATTGTTAGGAGCAGTTGCTGGTCTAGGATTTGGATGGGATAGACTTAAAGATGGAGATATCTTAGGTGCAGTTGGTGAAGTAGCATCTGGGGTAGCAAGTATCATTCCAGTATTCGGAACTGCAGCTTCTGTAGCTATTGATGGGTTATTACTTGGTAGAGATATCAAGAATATCAAATCGGATATGGATAATTCTCCTAGCATGCAAAAGTTGACTACTGTTAGAGCTGAAGCGTATGGTATTCCACTAAATAAAGAATCATTAGACAATATGTTAGCCTTAGAAGAATGGCTTATTCCATTACTTGAAGATCCAGAACCGATCGATGAAGATATAATGAAAGGTTGGGCTAAAAAGTTTGGATTTGATCCTGATGATGAAAAACATTTCAATTTCTTTCTCGTCTGGATGAAACGCAGATTTTCTCCATTACTTTCACAATTCTATCACTTACTCAAACATGGGTATGAGATGGATATGAACGATATGGTAGATCTGAATGAGACTCAAACTAAGAGTATAATTGCTCAATTTAAGAAATCATCTCAAGATATCGTATCAAAGAATTCTAATCTTATTCCTACTATTCAAGGATTTAAGTTACGATTTGATACAAGTGTTAAAGCTGAAAGATATAGAAGTAGAATAACTACTAACCAATCATATCCAAGTACTGTCAAAAATAAAACACTTCCACGTACTCAACAACAGTCAGGATTTGTTCCTAAAACTAATCCTACTATCGTCACTGATGATCCTATGAAACTTTTACATAGTCGAATAGGTACATTGTCAGCTCGATATGAATCAGGAAATCGAGGATCTGAAGCTATAGGTTATGATAGTACAGGTGGTACTTCTTATGGTAAGTATCAGATTGCTACAGCTACAGGAACTTTTGATAAGTTCTTAAGTTGGTGCGAATCACAACCTGGCGGTATGGAAGTAGCTGCTCGACTTCGTGCTGCAGGCGAAGCTAATACTGGAACTAAACACGGTAAAGTACCTGCTGAGTGGAAGAAGTTAGTACAAGAAGGTGCTATGGGTCAATTGGAACATGAGTTCATTAAGGAGACCCATTATAAGCCTGCACTGGATAAGATCAACAATAAAGAATTTGTTGAAAAGATAAAGAATAGTAAAGCCTTACAGGATGTTCTATGGTCTACTTCGGTACAACATGGAGCTTCTGGAGCTGCTAAAATATTCAATAAAGCTTGGGACCCAAAATTGTCAGATGCTGATCTTGTAAGAACTATTTATAGTATCAGATCTACCAAATTTGGCAGCTCAACATCTAGAGTACGTGCTAGCGTTATGGCTCGATTTGAAAACGAAAAAGCCAATGCTATAGCTATGTTAGACCGTGCAGATCGTATGCGTACATCTGTAGCACAAACTGATACTACTAGTGCACCTATAAAGACTGAAAATAGTATTCAAACAGCTAGCTTACCTAAGACTACTCATTCTGAAATTAAAGCCAATCGTTCAGAAACTACAATCAGTAAGTCAGTAGATGAAGGTGATAAATTAGGAAGAATAGCACAAGCTACTAATCCCAATCTTACTCTTCAACCTGATACTAAAGTACATGAACTAAATACCAAACAGATAGATATCTTAAATGTCATAGCAACAAATATAGAAAGACTATCAACTCAAGTAAAATCTTCACTTGGTGATGGTGAAGCATTTGATGAGATGAATGCTAACTTGAGAGCTCAATTGGAAAAAGAATCTACTATCAACATCAATAGTCCGATGGTCGCACAACAGTCTAATTCGCCAAAACGTCCCCCTTATAAGGGTGTAAATGTATCAAAAAGACCGTCTGCATAATCCAATACCAGATAAGGGGATAAACTTATGGAATTGAATTCGTATTCATCAGATCAACTATTAGGAATAAATACATCTAGGGGAAATCCTGGATTTGATAATGTCTTTCCCGATAACGGCAATTGGGTAAAGTCTACATTTCTATTCAAAATGCAAAAAGAATTTGATACATATAAAGAAATGTTAGAATATTCTTTAAGTGATGAACTATTTAGTAATAACTTAAAGCCACAGACTGAAACTAATATGCAAGGACTTATTGAAGATGCCGGAACTAGTGATACTGAAATCCCTAAAGAGATATTAGATAGAAAATATCGCGATACCTCTTTAGGGGGTAATGATGCTATCAATTGCTATTATCAGTTTTGTGAATTTGATGATATCATTCATCCTCACAATTCTTTAGGTTTTGATACAGGAAGACATGGAATGGGTAGAGTCTATAGTGAGACTATTGATGATAATCAACAGATTATGTATATGGGATTTGGTCTCGCTAACTTTACAGGTCTTAAAGAGTTTTATAGTAATGCCATCAGTAATGAGATAGCCGATATGATGAATGGTGGAAAGTTTCTATCTGCTAAACATATTGGTAGGTTACTAGGTAAGACTGCTGGAATTGTATTGACTCTCCCATTCGCACCTTTGATTGTACTAAAGAAATGTTATGATATGCTACCTAATATCGATAAGCGACGAGTTACTAAATATTATGATATCCAATTAGAAATGGGATTGTATTATAAATGTGTGAATACCATGTTAGCGCATTTAGTTGTCAATTTAGGATTCGTTTCTCCTGAAGGTAAGGACTTAGGTAATGCTCAAAGTACTACTAAAGATCAATCTTACTATGAATTATATAAAAATGATACTGGAGATAAAGGTGGATTACCTGAAGTATTTCAAAAGCATGGATTTGATATATTCTCCATTATGACTAAAAAATATCTATATAGTAACATTGGTGAAATTACTAACTATGATGATCTCAATTTAGATAACTTAGTTGAACGATATATGGAATTTGGAGATAGACGAACTCCTGAAGAAAAGGCTGAAGGATTTTCACCTTTTGATCTATTCTACAAATCAGTACTTAAAGCTAAAGGTACATTTGGTGCAGGTATCGCTGACGGTATGTCATATGTTGGATTCCGTATTGAGAAATCCGTAGACAATACTGAAAGTATTTCCAATAGTACTGGAGAATCGTCTATTGCTAGTACACTAAATGGACGATCAAGCGAATCCCAAGAAACAAGGTTTAAATTCCAAAATGGAAAAACTGGATTTGGCATTATTGATTCATTTCTTGGTGCTACTACAGAAATATTTAAAGGTACATTAGGTGCAGTAGGGTTGGATGGACTTACTGGAATACTTAAAGGATCTGGACGAATTGATATTCCTGAAGTATGGAAGAGTAGTAGTTTTACTAAAACATATTCTTTCAACATGGCTCTTCGTTCCCCTTATGGTGATCCTGTATCTATCTTTCAATCTATATATGTACCATTAAGTATGTTATTAGCAGCAGCGTTACCTAGAGCTGTTGGATCAAATGCTTATACATCACCATTCTTAGTAAGTGCATATAGTAAAGGTATGTTTGCTATTCCTTTGGGAATGATTGATAGTATTACGATAAAACGTGGATCTGATCAGCATGGTTGGAACTACAAGAGTTTGCCTACTAGTGTAGATGTATCTTTTAGTATAAAAGATCTATCTCCAGCTATGTATATGGGTATTGCAGGAACTGAGAGTTGGTGGAATATCCTTGGTCAGAATTCAACATTTCAAGAATATCTGCTTACTCTATCCGGATCAAGTATGGCTGATAGATTATTGTGGCTAAGAACTATGAAACGTCGACATGAAATCATAAAACAGGTTTGGAGACACAACAAACTCAATCCACACTCCTGGGGATTTTCTGCTAATGAAAGTAAGTTAGGTCGAATACTTTCTGCATGTAATCCTATATCCGATTTCGAAGGTGGACGTAATGGGTAGTAGTTAGAGAAATTAATACATCATATATAGAGAGTACTCTTCCTTATTAAGGAAGAGTACTCTCTTATCTTTTCTACCCATCTTATAGTTACATTCTACAATATATAATAAAAGGATTTAAAAAATGTCTAAACATCGTTCCAATAAATTTGAACAATTTATCTATTCTACCATTAAGAATACTTCGACAACAGATGTAATCTATATGATATCAGGAATTGTCGGAATAATTATATTATCAATATTAGTCATTACTTCTATCTTTATTTAGAATTAAAAATATGACAAAGGTATTTTATATGAACGCATATATTACAAAGGAGATAATATGCAAAATAGTACTATAGGTACAGAAAAATTTCAATATGGTACATTTTTACGCAAATATACATGTTTTAAAAGGGTAGATATTCCACAAAAGATCATTACACTAGATCAAGATATACAACTCCCAAATGGTGCAATTTTGCATCTCTTAGATAATATCTCGCAATTTAATGATTACAAAGATATCCCTAATATTTTTTCTAATCCTCTAATAAGTAATGAAGTATATAAAAAGTATATATATCACAATTCGTATATCCCTGATCCCAAAAATGATCTATTTGGTATCAATAAACCCTATAGGTTTATTTCGGCTGGGTTAAATAAATCACTTACAGATTTCAAGAAACAAAGAAATAAAATAACTCCAGTTTTAAATCTACGATCGACTATAGGAAAAAATAATGTTTTAACAGTCATAAATCATAACCCATTGTGGAGAGTTAAACTTATAGGAAAATTAAGTGAGTATTATAAGTTTGAAATTATATTTAGATCAATATTACAATTCATAACAACTACTGTCGATATACAAAAACCTCAATATATTCATATACCTTTAAGTACAACGATATATCATAGAAATAGATATTTAATTCCTATTACAAAAGATATATCACTTAATACTCTTAAGATACATGACGATTATACTTACTATTTCCTTATTCACTTTTTTAGTATATTCAATCCTAAATCTACTCTAGATCTAGTTACCAAGATCCCTACAGAAAAATATCCAGATATCAACTTTATATTTAGTATAAAAGATAAAGCTATCATCTATAATTTAGCAGATCTCAAATCGTTAATTATCGATACTGCTATGTATAGAAATCTTGAAAGACATATCAATACTCTAAAATTAATTGAAGTTGGTATCAAAGATGTAGATATAAATAAATTATCCGATGACGATTTTGAGTCATATGTAAATACAACATCTAAAGAACAAGAGAAATCTAAAGTTGCTTATTTGGATGAACTGGACAAAGATACTTCTCAATCTAAAGATCAAAAAGATAAAGAAGAAGATACCAGTACATCAAATGCACCAACAGAAGTACTCGAGTATCATAAGCAGATAGAAAAGATGACTACTGAGTTTATTGATCAGTTAGAAGATATTACTCCTGCACAAAAAGCTAGATGTAAGAAGTTAGCAGAAAAACATAAAGATATAACTATTGGTGATAAGAAAATTGGTGATATTGTAAATACTCCCAATCCCGATATCAATGGAGTAACATTAGATTTTTTAAAAGATGATATAGCTGATCCATCTATGACTAAATCCTCTATAATCAATTTAGATAATATGTATATGGAAACTATGTTTGAAAAAGATTTGGCACTTACTTTAACTTCTTTCTCTTCAGTAGGATTATTTTTAGTTGACTATAAAGAGACTGAACAGATAGATGAATTGTCAAAGATAAAATATAGTACAGCTACATATGAAGATATCAACGGGAAACGTCATACTATCAAGTTTAAATTTCCCATTGTCGATAAGAATGGGGTTATGGTAGTTAATGGAACAAAGAGTAGGATGAAGAAACAGCAGATCAATATCCCCATTTGTAAGATTAGCCCTACTCGAGTATCTTTAGTATCTAACTTCAATAAATCTTTAGTAGAACGAAATGTAGCTAAAGCTCACGATTATTATAACTTTATTCACAATTACATAATCAATAAAGCTAACAAAGATAAGAAACTTATCCATATCGAATACAATAAGAGTAATTATGGATCTACTAAATTACCATATGAGTATACTGCATTAGGTAAGCATTATGGATTCATCACTTTCAACAATTACATGTTATCTTTTGATTACGAAAAACGATATGCTATCAATAATTATATCAGTAAACACATTGAAGAAATCAAAAATATAGAAGATCAATATGGTATCCTATTTGGTACTACAGATGTAAACAATAAATTGATATTTATAGATACTACTAATGTAGTTAGAATTGTCGACATCTTAGCTAAAGAGATCGTTGAAGAAACTACTATTGTTGATTTATTATTTGCAGTAACAGGTAACCCTGTACCGATGGTAACGGAGTGGGTAAATCTTAAAATTCTAGATAAAAATATCCCCATTATCTTTGTATTGGCATACCGATATGGATTAACTAACATTTTAAAGTATATTGGTATGGATTATCAATTAATCGATAAAGGTACACGAATTAATAAATCGACAAGTGATATCTTAATCCGATTTAATGATAAGACTTTAGTATTTAACAGATATCCACTTAACAAAAGTCTTATCGTGAGTGGACTATTACATTTCCAAACTAAAGATCTTGATTATGAATATTTTGATATAAAAGATGCATATTATGAATTATTAGTATCAAAAGGTATGAGTACAAACTATATCAAAGGTATAGATGATTATTTCGATCTATTTATTGATCCTATTACTTATGATGTATTAAAGAGTATGGGAGAACCTACAAATACTAAAGATCTACTCATTAGAGCTACAAATATGCTGACTACTGAAGAGCATATAGATCCTGCATCTATGAAAAATCATAGGTTAAGATCATATGAACGATTTAATTCCACTTTATACAACGAAATGGCAAGACAATATGCTGCAGTAAGAAGTAAAAAAGTTAAAGATAGTAAAGTATCTATCAATCCGGAAGCTACATTTCAGAGAATTATACAAGATCAAGCAGTTACTCTAGTAAGTGAAATTAATCCTATTCAAGATATTAAAGATACTACGTCATTTACTTATACAGGTATGGGTGGTCGAACTACAGAATCTTTTGTAGTTGAAGATAGAAAATACCCTGATGATGGTGTAGGTATCATATCAGAATCTACTCCGGATGGTGGAAAAGTATCTATTGTAGCATATACTACAATGGACCCTTCACTTAAAGATATTCGAGGGATGTATAGTGTAGATAAGGATAAACATACACCTACAGAATTATTGAGTGTGTCAGGATGTTTAATGCCTGGTGTAACTAATGATGATCCGAAAAGAAGTATGTTCTGTAATGGTCAGCTATCTCACCATATACCGTGTGAAAATAGTGAAGTCAGCAGAGTATGTACTGGATATGAAAAAATCATAGGTTATCATACATCTGATAAGTTTGCCCACGATGCTAAAGAAGATGGTACTATCATTGAAGTCAAGGATGGTATAGCTAAAGTAAAATATAAATCAGGAAAGGTAGAAGTTATTGAATTCGGAAAAATTCAAGCTATTGTAGATAGTTCTTATATTAATCAAAATATAGTATTGAATTGTAAGTTAGGGGATAAAGTAAAGAGGGGTGATATCTTAGCTTATAATACTGGGTTCTTTTCTCCCAATCAAGATAATCCAAAGTATGTAGACTGGAAACATGGAGTCTATACCAATATAGCTCTTATGGAAACTGACGATACTATAGAAGATAGTAGTACTATATCTAAACGATTAGGAAAACAATTAACTTCTACCCCATCATACTTACGAACTATATCCATCACCAATGAAACTGTACTACATGAAATAGTTAATCTAAATGATTATGTTGAAGTAACTGATTATTTATGTACTTTTGAAGATCAAGATATCGCTGACTTGAGTATTATGAATAGTGGCGATGAAGAAAGTAAACAAATGATTGGAGATTTCAATAAGAAAACTCCTCGAGCTAAACATGCTGGATATATTGTTCATATGGACGTATTGTATTCGTGTGACATATCAACTATGACTCCTTCATTAGCTAAATTTGTTAATAAGATCGTTGCTAAGAAAAATAAGAAAAGTAATTTTGCTAAAGATGCTGAAAATGGAATAGATTATCCTAAATCTAATAAAGTCGCTGTAGGTACTAAATTTAAAAATATTGAATTTGGTGCAGATACTGTAGTTATTATGATTTACATATCCAAAGATATGCCTTGTGGAGTTGGAGATAAGATTGTATTCGATAGTAGCCTTAAGAGTGTTATTGGTAAGGTAATGCCTGAACCTATCATGTCAGATGGTGGCATTGAGGTAGATGCATTATTTGGAAGTATGTCTATCTCTAATCGTATAGTTTTATCCCCACTACGACAAGGTCTCATCGAAAGGATCTTTGAAAAAGTAGAAACTGATATAGTAGATATATACTTTAAGTAATGTACATAAGGGGATAGAGGGATCATGTCCCTCTATCCTCTCTTATAAATTTATATCAAACACTAGTATCCTATAAATAACTTTATATATCTCCAGGAGAATAATGATATGATATCCGAAACTAAATCTCTCGAAACGATTGAAGCTGAAGATCTTAATGAATTTTTAAAAGTATTTAAAAAACGTTATGTCAATGAGAACAATACATTTATAGATTATATAGTTACCAACAAAGATACTTATACTAATGATAACTCTGCAATTTCAGATACTATTATTGTATGTTATGTTCGTAATATCGAATTAGAAATACCGATCATTAAAGAAATGACATTTACTCAACATAGAGTAATTTCTAATGATGGTTGTATTATTCCAAATTATTTCATTCGTACAAATATAAACAATTGTATTAATGGAAAACTTAATATAGTTGAAGTTTCTGAAGCTGATAGAGAAATATCGAAATGTTTTCCGATGATGATACAAAGTCTTTTAAATGAATTTACTAGTTATCTGATTACAAAAAATATACATCCTTCTGAAGCATATAGTACTATAACGTCGTCTCCAGTCACCAATACTTGTATGTATCTATCTCCAGATATTGATAAGAAAGATATCACGATTTGTTGGGGAAGTGTAAACCTTGTAGTAATCCACGACAAATATCAATTTACTTACTCGTGCAGAATACCTTACATTAAAGAACTTAAAGAGTATAAAAAGACTATAGTGAAATTGTGTGAAGTGATGCAGAATATTGAAAAATATATAAGTATACGAGCTCTATTAGAAAAAGTATATTGTCATCGTAACAATCCAGAATATTGGCATACGTTTGTTGATGTATATCCTGTACATGATAATAACCACAAAGAAATTGGACAATTCAGTATCAAAATAAATGTAGTGGATAATTAAAAATTATATACCATTATTATATAAGGGGTATTGGTTGAAAATTTAAACATCCTCGACATCAATTACTTTAGATTTTCAACAAACGGCGCGCTAATAAAAAATAAAACCTCCATGCCGATAGCGTTCTCCCAATCCCCCCGTATCTTTGTGCCAGGAGAGAGGTCCTATATAGGACCTCTCTCCAAATATATCTTTTTGTATCCTTATAAACTATCTTATAGGATTCTATATTATCTAATAAATTGAAATATATAACATATGGAGACGTTTAGTTATGTATACTCTCAATCCTTTTCCAGATACAGATAACGATCTATATGATATAGATCTTTCTGAAACAGATATATTTACATACATACAAGAAGAATTAGAACTCAATGAAGCTATAGAAGATCTGAATACACATATGTCAGATATCTCTAACTATACAAAAATTATAACAGATCGATATATGGTATTGGAACGTGCTGCTACTGAAGGTATAAATAGATCTATTATTGAATATCTGGACGATAAAGAATTAGTTAAACAAGTACCTGCATTTGGTAATTTAGGTAGAGATTATACAATTATAAATATACCTGGAGAAGAACGACTCAATATAGTTAAAGATTGGGTAAAATCTATTATTCGTAAAATTTCAGAAACAGTAGTCAAAATCAATACAGTAATAATCAAACTCAATAATCTGACAAGTAAACTAAAGCATATCATCAAAACTATGAGTTCAAAAATTAAAAATATGAAAGTAAGTACTTCTCGTAAAAAAGAAGTGAAGATGACAAACTTTACAGCTAAAGGATTTAGTATGTATGATAAAGCTGTAAGTGATATTGGGAAATTAATAAACAAATCAAATCTGGAACCTAAAGCTATCATTAAAGAATTACGAACTCAGTTAGATAAAAAGGAATTAGATAAAACTGCATTCAAAAAACTATTGAATGATAAATTATCTCGATATGCTAAAGAATTAAATCTTTTAGGTTTTCAGATCAATTCTTCAACTAAAAGTGTGGAAAGTGTATCTCCAGCATATAAGAAAGCTATCATCAACGAAAGTCTTGATAAACTTGGTTGGGATAAAGATAAGAGTATAGCATCATTAGATTCTACATATTTACAATTGGATAATATCAAAGAACCTTTAAAGTTAGGTGAAGATTGTAAAGATGCGATGCATAAATTGACTACTATATTAGATGGAGTCATCAAGAATGATCAAGAAGCAGATACGCTTATCAAGAATATAACTTTTGAAGGACAAACTACTTTAACGAATATGAATAAGATAGTATTTTCATATATAGCTAAAATCAAATTACAATCCAGTATGGCAATCCTTCTAGGTAGAACTATGTTACAATGTAAGTTAGGAGAATAATTTCATATAAAAGATACTTTTATCTACTCCCTACCCAATAGAGGTAGGGAGTAGATGTAGTATCAATTAGTAAGTATTATTCAGATTTGATAAATGATATATTTATATCTTTCTTCAATGAAAGAGAATTATTATCATATTCAAGAATTCTCTTAATTGAAGGCCGAATACTCTGATCAGCAACAATAAGTGTTTGAAGATTGATATCGTCATTTATTCCACCAATATCGATAGTATCTATATATCCTGATAGATCTGTCATAATCAGTTCACTAATCTTAGTCATAGAGATTATCTTTTCAGATAATACTTTTTCTATATTCGATTCAGTTACTTGAGAAATGAGATTCAGAATTTGTGGATCAGTATATACATATGTAGGTACATAAAATCTGATATCGAAACTTAAATCTAGAGGCATAGTTACTGTACGACCATTACCTACATTAAACTTACCAATACCCAAAGTTTGATATGGTTTAAAGTATAGATCTGTACGTTCCAAGAGTTGAGTACTAGAAGTAGCAATCTCATCCAAATATGATTTGATAGCACCTACTAGTTCAGATCGATAACTATTAACATTTGTAGTATCAGTTTTGAAGGGCTTATAGTCGAATTGTATATTATCAATATAATATTCAATCATTCGAGTATCAGATACTATCGGATTGCCATCTACATCACGCATGATGTCGCCGATATGATGCTTTATTTTGGGAAGCGAATTTTCATCATAGACTATATCACCAGCAGTATGTAATTTATTCAGTACAATTTGATCATTCTCATCTAAAGTATATACCAAAGCTCCAGTTTCATCTACTTCATACACATCTTCAGGATATGTAAAATATACAACATCTTCATATGTTACATAATCTTGAGCAGTCCAATTAATATCTACATTATTCAGAATAGTATTAGATAAGTTACTACCAAATATACAAGTCATCTTTTGTTTAGAAGAACATAAGTATTCTGAATATTGATTCGTTGGAAGATTAGCATACATAGTATCTACTTGTTGAGCATTTGGAAAATGATTCTTTTTAACTAAGGTAGTCAGATGTATATCAGATTCTAACTCAATATAATGAGTCTGAACAACTCCTTGTGTAGTTTCTAAGTTAGTAACACTTAACCTATGTTGCTCGTTGATATGATAATTTGTTTGTATAGGTAATTTGTATATACTTGTACCATTACTATCTCCAACATATGTACATCTACCACCAATATAAGTACCTGTTCCCGTTTGGATCTGAAGATATACAACTATATCCTCTTCAGGGAGAGTAGTGAGATCTCTGGATTTGTCAATACCTAATCTCAATTCATATCCACCAGTAGTGTTATCTAAGTGTATCAGTTTAGCTGCTACAGCTACCAATTGTGCACTTAGTGTAGGATTATCTTCAACAAATGTAAGGTTGTAAGTATCTGGAGTCATATCAAAACTTTCAGCTCTAGGATACTTTTCATCTGAAATCAATCGAATATGAAAAGGATTTTGTGTATAGGTCTGTTCGTTGAGAGCTTCAGCTAGTTCCCTCTTAGGTTTTGACAATAGTGCTGTTTTTTCTGAATCTGTCAATGGTACACATATATCACTATTGGAGTTATATTTATATAGAGTAGTTGGAAGAATAGTAATTGATCCATCTACATTTGTTATGATAGTAGATACATCAGATGTATTAACTTCTGAAATCTTTATATATGTATTTGTAACTGAAATCAAAGTATCATCACTATCCTTAATCGGAACATATCCAAAATATATCCTTTCTGTCAAATTATCTTTATATTTTACAATTTCAATATTCTTCTTGGCAAAATGATTTTCTAATTCAATAGGTGTAACTAATACACTTTCATGTAAAGTATCGTCGATTATATATTGACGTAATTGTTCATACGTATAACCATTAGATCCACCAATCAACTTATCAGTAACAGGTTGTAAGAGTATAGTAGGTATATTATTAAGAATTGTTGAATATTCTGTAGTATCTTTATGGGTCAGTGCAAAGTTAGCATTTTTAGCTGAATCATTAATTTCGGAAATATCAACATCGAGATATCCTTTAGTAGTATATAATTCAATTTCTAATTTATTTCCCATCAATCCATTTGAGAAATATACTTGAGGAACTGATATCTTGACTTCTTGTGTTTCTTCAAAGATAGATAATTTAGCTGTTGGTACATATGGATCATATACTGTATCCGATAAAGTATATCCGAGTTCTATAGACTCACCATTTTTAGTAGTCCAAATTCTAGCCGCATAAAATTTATCATTGTATCTATATTTCTTTACAAACCCTAAAGCTGGAGTAATATCTTCTAAAATAGTGGATCTACTAAATTGATATACTGGAACTGTAATTGAGAGAATAGATAGACTTTTATAAGTATATTCTCTTTTGGTAATCGTATTATCTTTAAGAGTATATAACGGATTAATTGTTGATGTATCATATACAACTGTAATACTATCTGTACTTCTACTTATCTGAATTTCGATAGGATAATATAATCCAAATTGATATTTACCTATATTGAATATTGTATTCTTAGGAATAATAACTTTGTTATGATTATTGTTGACTTTCTTTGCATGTTTTATTAGATAAGCTCTATCTAATAGAATCTGTAACGATAGATCTGCAGGTAAACTATATACTCCAACATAATCATAATCTGACATATGTTTATAGAGATCTTCTGAAGTTTGAGCCCTTTTGGGATATACAGGAGCTAAAGCATTTTCTACTCGCAAAATACTATCTGCAGTCATAGTAGAAGTAGCTTCTAATAGAAAATTGAAAGTATTATTTGGATCAACTATACTGACTTTACCTTCTAACCTATTTTGGTGTTCTTCTAATACTTTACTCTGTATTAGATTAGGATTTCTATATAGGGTTAATCCTAATTCATTATTATCCAACATATATCAAATCTCCTTTTATATCATAAATGGATTTATCGACCATACGTATAACTACCATCTACATTTGTATGAGTATCATCTTTAGGAACATTAGGAATAGGTTCGACAATGACTTCTTGTGGTTCGTTAAGTTTACTTTCCAATTTTTCCATAAGGTTATCGAGAGGATCTTTCAATTCATCTTCTGTAGCTTTAAAAATGATCTCATTTTTGCCACTAAATGTGTCAATATAGGGTAATCCTCTATAATTGTAATATGCATCTGTAGGTACAGTTACCATAGATGATGTATCGATAGCCGGACAAGATCTTTTCATAAGCATATTAAATTCTTGTAAGATAATAGGGTCCATATATTCTATCTTGTTAGCTGTATATGGGATAGAATATGATGATGTTGCTGAAATAAATGATTCGTGTTCATTGATATTAAATGCTGGACCTAATGGTACTGATTTAGGAAAACATCCAGTAGCTTTTGCCCACTTAGTAATATATCGTTTACTAGGATCTAAAACAAACCTATAAATAGAACAAGTATAACACAATCTTCTAAGTTCAATATCTTCAGTATAAGGAACTACAGTTCCCTTAGTTACTAAGTCAATATATTTAATCCAAATGTATAAAAGAGCTAAAATAAAACCACCTTGTACATCTCGAAATGTCAAAGATAAATCATATGATCCAGATAACCTATCACTTCCTTTAGCAAATGTCAAATTCTCACTATGATAACCACCTTCTGTAGTTTCTGTATCGATTATGTAATCAGGCCATCCACTCATCCCTATAAGACAATTAGTTAAGGGAGTAATAAAAGGAGATCGGTTATCTAGAAATGCTCCTTTATTTTGATCCATCAAATTTTTAATATCAGGACGATTTGCATATTTCCTATCTAATAAACATCGGATAGTAAAAGCAAGTGAGTCTACTTTGTTAGTATCAAGACTCATGGTGACTCGATCTTGTCTAATAGATGTTGTAGTGAGATTCAATTTAGGTCTGGTAATGAATGTCAATCCTGTCATTTCTGAATTGGCAGGAAGTATATTACTATGATATCGATCTATACCCCTTAAGAGAGCTTGATATTGTCCATAGAAACTACCCATAGCTGAACCACGAAAGACTGATTCGTTGATAGCATGATATAGTTGTTCGATATCACCTAATGTAAGATTTTTATTTTTATTATTTTCACCACTATTGGCCATATTAATTTCCTCCCCAATAAATTAAACTTATATATAAGATGATGTAAGGTATACATTTTATAATGTATATAACAAGTTAAGTAAAATTCCACATTTTGTTACAACATCAATCATTAACATTTATCATTTGGAGACGCTATATGGCTGAAGAAACTACACTCGGCACTATCATTGACATATTCCGAAAGTATGAAGATACTAAATCTATCAGTTTATCCCAATATACGAAGAGATGTACTATCAATAGTCGATCGTATATCCAAGCTGATATTGCAGAAGAACCTATCGTTACTGATATTTTAAAAAATATACAGAATATCTACGTAGGTTGGATCTTGACAGCACTACAGATGGATACATATGTTAGTGATGGTAGAAAAGTAAGAGATCTTTTAGAAGTAGTTGGTACTGAATCATTTATTCCTAATGATCCTGTTATAGGATTAGAAGATTTTGGAATACCCGATAGTTGGAAGAGATCAGAACCACAAGAACGAAAGAGTTCTACTAAACAAAATAGTGTCGAACTCAAAGATGTAAAATTACCTTCAGGTAGAATTATTAAAGTAACATTCGATAACGATCAAGGTATAAAGTTGGATATCGATTTGTTGTTACAGATGTTTCCTCGTATCCTTCCAAATAATGTATGTGAACAGATGCTTGCTCTTAACTTTACTCCAGAATTATCCAAACGATGGTTGCAGTATAGAGCTGGCGAATTGCAGTTTTGGAAAGATTTTGTATTTCAATTGGATTTATTAAAGAAGAGACAAAAAGCGCTAAAGTCAGATAGGTCTGGAGATCTGAGAAGTATGTTGGATCATCAGAAATCGGCTCTTTCTAGACAACTGTTGAAATTGTTTCAAGTATATCCAAATATGCAGAATATAGCTAATTCTGTTTTAGTTCTAGATAAAGCTTCCATGGATAGATACTGTTCAGCCAACCATATCAATTTCAAAAAGTATGCTACTCGTCAAAAGTTTTTCAATAAATCTTATTCTGTCATATTAGCTACAATTGATCCTATGTACAATCGTGTAGAAATGTATATTAATGGTATTGATGCTAAATGTGAATATACATATAAACAGATGCAAGATGGTGGAAAATCCGATAAGGTAGCATTGTCTGATCTCATGTCATCTATGAATCAAGGTCAAGGTCCTAGATTCTAAATCATTAATCTTTAGATATGGGAGTATATATCTACTATGAACTTCTTAAAAGCTTTAGGTATTGTAGTTGTAAATAGTGTTAAAAATTCAGCTAAGATGAATAGTCTTAGTAAGGCTGACATTATAGATATTCTAGAATTAAATATAGAAAATCATACTATTATGAAGACTGCTATCAAAGATCTTACACCTATTCAATGGAGAAATATCCTTATTAAGTATAATAAGAATATTGAAGCATATCAGAAGTTTCCTTCAAAGAAAGTCATATCTGAACTCCCTAAAGGTCTTCGCGATGAAGCAAGAAAAGCTAATGATGAAAAACCATTTAGTGCTTATTATAAAACTACTGATATGTTTATTAAGATCCAGAAAGATATATTGAAACATATAGATACTATTATGGAACAAAAAGAAGCTAACATTTTCAATGTCCGTATCTCTTTTGTTGCTCTGTTAGGTATTCTTAGACAAAGTGAGTTATATGGAACATATCTTTCTTATCTCTTCGATCAATTGATGACAGTTGCTGGAAATGATCAAGTTATCAATATTCCAGGATATCGTCCTAAGTATCTTATTGATCACTATAAAGAGTTTATTGAAATTACTAATCTTATTTGTAATAAGAAAGGTAGATATTCTTTCTTAACTGAAATGGAAAATATGAAAAGAAAGAATGCTAATCTGGTTCTATACTCTAACGGACAACCCGCTTCGGTATTTGCAAAAGCATCAGATTATACTAAATCTACAGTATCCTATATCGTACATGGCCTATATGTACTCAATATTTTTTTGTGGATTGGCGAATCTATTGAGGATTACAAACATAGTCGATATCTTCGAAATCAAAATCTTAAACAATGGATGGAGAGTCATGTTGCCAATCTACGATTAGAATTATCCGATATGGACCCAGATAGTAAAGAAGCTATTCGTTTGCAAAAAATTATCCAAGCATACGATGTCAAAATCTCTGAATATGATAGGAAGATAAATGAATATCTGGAATCAGATTGATATCGTTGATGAGGCTACTAATATGGAGAAATGTCGAGAATATACAGATGCGCAATATGAGATTTCCCCTAATAAAGTATATCTATTTGTAACTTCAGCTTTAGATCTGTTAGCGTCTACTTCAGGAGTATTGTCTCCAGGTATAGTTAAACTACATTCTATAATTACTGGAAATATTGATACTATTGGGGATAGTTACTCTAAGAAATGTCTTTATAGTTATCCGTCTATATATGAAGTATTCTATAAAGATAGAGTAAAGACTTTCCTTTTGGATATATTCAAGATTATAGCAAATAGTCGTTATGGCAAATATGGAATCAACAATGAAGATCTAGTTATGTCTATTCCTATTACTTATGACCTTAAACGATTGATTGCTGAATTCTTTACTTCTATCTCTCCAAGTGCTATCAATAAAGATGCACTCAATATAGCTAATCTATCTTTAGAGAGTTATATTCGTGATGATAAATACCGATCTGGAAAATATTACTATACAGGTATAGATGCAGCTCTTGATAAAGTATATAACTATCTTCTTTATAAGAAATTAGATATCGAAGTAGGTATTACTTTATTACGCTTAATCAATAATCTAATATATGGAACAAATCAAAATGTATCCGACGAATTACAATCTATACGTAAAGATGTTGCTAATATAGAAAATCGACATATACTCTTCAATGCTATATCTTATTGTTCTAATGAAACTATTGTAGCAGCAGGTATCCATAACAGTTACCTTCTCCCTTATTGTACCGATAAAGAAGTAGTATCATATTCTTCTAAAGGTAAATTGTATATTACTAATCTATTTTATATATCTAGAAATCGTCAATTCCTTAATCGAGATAAACCTAAATACTATAAAGGGAGATCTGAATATGGATCTATTCAAAATGCACCAAGATATAATCGATATCGTAGATGATATAGAAAAATTGAAATATAAACATACTTTGTATGTAAATACTATAAACAGTGCTAACCACTTACACAATTTAAAAGAGGTCGTAGATGCTTATGGTATATCTAAGTCCTTAGTACATCTCATTAACCGAACTGAAAATATCAAACTGGCAATGGAGGAATTGAATATATCATTAGATCCGGATTTGGTAGATTATCACTTTTCAAGAAATACTGATATAAGTAATGCAATCTGTACAGAAATTGATAAGCATGTATCTACTCCTTTGGATCTCCAAAGAGAAGGTCATGATGATATGACACATGATATGGAAGTTATAGTTACTAAAGTAAATACAACAATGAAAGATATGATAAATATTTTATCTCATCTCAAAGAGGAATTGAGCAACTCTTCGAAAGAAGGGATTCCTTCAAAGATGGATAAATGTATTTTAGAATCTTATCCAAATCTCGATACCAGTTGTTGTTCTATTGTCTATCCAGATACTGCACAGACCATGGATAGTTGTGGACACGATAAAACTTCAGTTTTAGCTACACTGAATGCTGCAATGGATTTTTGTAAATCACAAATCGTATGTAAAGTACCTCTCTCTGAAAAGATGGAAGAAACTAAAGAAACCTTTAATCAATACAAGCTTGACTTCTATAAGACTTGTACATATGCATCACAATCTATGGCATTGGGACAAAAATACATAAATTGTTGCTAATTGATCTTATTTGATTGGTAATAATATGTATCTGTACCTAACACACAACAAACATAAATCCTAAGTTATCAAGGAGAAATCAATGTCTAATTTTGCTGGTTTGGAAGCTCTGAATAAAAGAATGGAAGGCGATGCACCTGCTATGGCCGATGGTGATGTAATGGAAATGGCTGAACTCATCGCTTACGATTTTGAAGCTACTCTCGCTATGGAAGATCTGACTGGCGTTCTGTCTGATCTGGAAATTTATGAGCAGAGTTATGCTGCTATCGAACGTCTGCATGACATCATCGATCGTGACGGTATCTCTCGTGGTCTGATGGAATTTGCAGATCCCAACAGAGAGTTGGAAGTGATGCCCGGATTTCCTGCTTTGGAATCTCTGGATATGGTACCTGTCAAGGATAGCAACGCTATTGCTGCCATGGAAGGTTTCAAGGATACCATGAAGAAGTGGGTTGAAAACATCAAGAAGTTCTTCAAGATGGTCTGGGAAAAGATCCAGAAAGCATTTGGTGCTGTGGTGCAGCTGTTCTCCAAGTATGAGACGACTCTGAAGAAGTTGGCTGAAAAGCTGAAGAACGTCTCTGGTCTCGACGATGAGAAGATCAAGAAGGAAATCAGTTGTGTCGAGAAGGGTAAGTTGGATCGGCTGAGTGAAGTCATTCTGGAAGTTCAGGGCAATCTGACCAAAACTCCAGTACTGAAGGCAGATGAATTAAAAATGCTCGGACTGAAGAGAAAGGAAGAAGAGAAAGATGGTAAAAAGATTACCACTTATGAATCTGAAGATACCGATCGCAAGGCTAAGAAGCAGTCTCTGAAAGATCACGGATTTGACGCTAAGTGGTGTCAGAATAGTGTAGATGTTGCTATCATGATCTGTTCTAAGCTGCGTTCTTCTAAAGTCGAACTCAAAGCTATCGAAGCTGAACGTAAGAGTGCCGAAACTGAATTGAAATCTCTCGAAAAGGCAACTGGCGAAACTGACGATACAAAAGCTAAGAAGGAAAATGTCAAAAATATCGTCAATCGAACTAACAACATAGTTAAGCTTTACACTAACGTTGCTAAGTATTCGAAAGAGTACATCGCAAATGTTATCACTGCTTCCAATGCTGTAATCGCTGCAAAGAAGTAAATAGATACGATATAGGACTAGTGGCCATATGGCCACTAGTCCTATATCTATACTACTATCCATTAAACTAATAGATATATATTATTAATACGATTGTAGTACTATCTTAAACTTTCATATTGACATACAAAAGGAGATTTATTATGTTTGGTATTATTAACGATCTATCGGTTGAAGAATACGTTGACAACTGTATGGGACATCGCATATCTGATAGTTCCAAATTGTCAATCTGTAACATCTTCAAAAATCCCAAAAGTGAAATAGAGATTTATAATGAATTGGATAATCTCTCAACAATTATCAAAAAGGAATTTAAAGAAGATGAACAGTATATCGCAGAAGAGGGAATTGAAAACCTCAAATTCTCACCATTGATGGGTCTAGCTACAGATCGTAAAATTGCTACGATACCTGATACTACGATGGTTAATTCTAAAGAAGATCCAGATTCGACGTTTACCCTCGACAATATGACTCCCAAGAATCTAATCTATATTATCGACGAGATTCTTGGAGAGGTCTTTCCCAAAGAAATTCTCGACAAACTTCTAGAGATTGTCCATAATCCAGGCGAAACCTTTTCTGAGTTACAGGAAAAATTGGACAAGTTGGATGTAAACTTTGAGAAGATTCTTTCCGAGTCTTCATTGGTAGCAAAATGGGGAAAATTATTTCCCAAAGAATTCAAAACAATTATGGCTAACATTACTGAAAAAGAAGAACCGACTCCTACGACTATCGACTTCGATAGTCGTAGAGATGATGATGGTATCTGTGTAGTTACAGATATCATTGAAGTTGAAAAGTTGGTTGGTGGAGCCAGGGGTGATATTATCAAAGTTACACAATCCAATAGAGGTCTAGGAGTAGATGATCCTAAGCTTCTTCCGGCATATCTTATTGTGACGGACAAGATGCCAGAAGGTGATGCTATTTTGGCTGATCCTGGATTTAAACTGACCAAAAAGTCTGCACTTGTAGCTCTCAAGAAAAAAGGTATGTAAATTGGGGGGGGGTACTGTTAGTCAAGTACCCCCTTCCTATATCTTTATTTTTTTTATTTTTTATATACTAAGGAAATACATCATATATAACAAGGAGATAATATTTATGACATATTCATTTAAAACAGCAGTAAATGGACTATCGTGTGTAGATGGACAGGAAGCTATAAATTTCCAAAGAAATAGCAAATTAAGTCAAGGTTTAATTGACATATTTGATGAAGTTTTCAATTATATCAAAGATTATGATAAAGTTAGAATTATTACAAATAAGAATATAGAACAACGACATACTGCTATTGTGAAATATTTTAAAAATACTACTATTCCACAATTAAAATCGCATATTAAAAAAGAAACTAATATAACTATTAAACAGATAATCACTATAGCTCCAGAAAATGCTCAAGGTCTATTTGCTATCGACTTGAGTCTGGACAATATAGAAGATGTTATAGATGCTAAAGATACACTAACTGGAGAGAAGTCATATAAAGATATAAAAAGTACTAACTCTTTAGATGAGTTATTATCTGTAGCAGAAGATTTTGATCCAGCTAATAGTAAATTGTCTACAGGAAAGATATCTAAAGAAAGAGAAGTATTTGCTACTATATATTTCGATGTAGGATCAGCTTTTCTTATGAACGAATTAACTCCTAATATAGAATCTTTAACATCAGAAGAGATTACAGCTATCATGATGCATGAAATAGGGCACATGATGAGTTTTATTGAAAATATAAATAATATGACATACTTAGGGCAGTATGTTACTAATAGTGTTAATAATTTAACAGACTCTAAAGATCTCGTATCTCAATTCCATAAAAATTACAAAGTACTTAAAGCTAAAATTAATGAACTTGGAAAATCTAAAGCTATCTCTAATAAAGTAGAAAATCTATTAAATAAAGCTTTAGATGTTGTATACTATTTCGATAAAGAGAATAAAAATAGATTTATTGGAAATGCTATAAAACTTTTAATAGGTTCAACTATTAAAATTATAATATTGATTATTTTATTTGCAACCAAAAGAGCAGTATTTCTGAGATTTGTTGCAACGATATATTCTCAAATTTTTACATATCATTTAGTATCTAGCTATATCGTCACTAAAGGACTCAAACAAAAAGAAAAAACTGGAGATGATATATTTACATCCAGAAATAAATACTACTTTGAACGTATCGCTGATGAGTTTGTATCAAGACATGGAATGGGTAGTTACTTAGCTACAGGATTACAAAAGATCATCAGTTTTATGAATACTCTACAAGCTACTTCTGGAGTAACTACTTCTCCTGAATTAGCTACTAATAAGTTAGTAAAATACTATTTAGTCACTATGACATTTGTCAACAATGCTAGCGCGTTGGATACTGAAATATCTTGTTCTGGATATGAAGTAGAAATTGATAGAATTGGTAGGTTATTAGAGAATAATATGGCAGCATTTAAGAATAGAGATCTACCTAATAACGTAAAGGATAGATATATAAAAGATACCGAACAGTTGATGGTAGCACTGAAAGTAAGTAAATCTCAAGTAGATAAAACTATTTCTAAAGTAGTCTCTGATTATTTATTGATGATTAGATCAGGTGATATATTGTATGAAACATTACGAACAGGTAGACTTAGTAAAGATATGGAGAAATTATTAAACAAGATGGATAGGTTAATAAATAATAAGTTATATTACTATTCAGCTAAATTTGGACAACTATCTAGACACTAAAATAAACTACATATATAGGAGTAGGGCCAAGTGCCCTACTCCTATATATTATCAAAAAATCTTTTACCTTTTATACTTCAATTACAACTAGACCTCTAGATCGTAAAGATTCTACAGTATCATCAAAAAGTGTATCATCGATATTGTAAATTCTAATAGTTCGAGAGACAGCTTCATTGAGTATGGTAAGAGAACCATCTTCTAACCAATCAATTGCAAATACTCTTACTTTTTGTGTAGTTTGAAGAGTATCCATAACATCTCTATCTAGTTCAATAATAAGATAAATTAAAGACTCCAACGGATCGATAGTAGGATCACTCTTTAGTATGGTAGCATGATAACTAACAAGATCTCCATACGACTTTGCTGTATTATAATTGCAAATAGAAGTCACTTTACCTTTATATAGAATATTATCATAAGCATGTTTAGTACGAAAGGTAATAGTATCATTGAGTTGGGGGAGAGTATTAGGCATATGAAAATATCCTCTTATTGTTAATCTTCATTTTTTGTATATGCTGAACCTGGTACGATTACCTTACTAGTATTTAGAATCTTCGGTAATACTTCAACTATTCTAGAAAATAGTTCATTGTATAGTTTATAAGGTTGAATAATACCAAACCTATTAAGAAAATCTATATTTCTAATTTTATCTAATTCCATATCATAATATTGATATTTAGAAATCTCTATATCTTCATGTAGATTTGGAAACTGCAGATCTACATCATTTTCATCACCATAAATGATATCTAACAGACTAGCGATAGATTTTTGAAGAATAGGGTAATCGATCTGTTTAGCTATCATAGCAAGTTTAGCATTTCCATCAATTACAAATCCATGCTCAAGAGTAGAAGTGATTGCTCCTAGCGTATCTTCAACTACTGTATTGTTAGAATGATTATCCATAGTCTTACCACTAACAACTAGAGATGGTACTATAGGATTTAACATATTCTTATAAATACGAATATATTCTTCCAATTCATTTACTCGTAGATGGTGGCTATGTTGTGACTTATCGATGAGTTCTTCTAAATCATGACAAGTTTCTGTATATAGGGAATTCTTATCAGTATAATGAAACTCATGTACTTTAGTTTCCTGATCAATAAAAGAATCTATAATAGCAATCGTAAGATATAATTTATTACCTTTAAAATGAACTAGTACATTTGGAATAATCCAATCACCCACTTGAAAACTGGTCGTTGTAGTATATCTATCGGCAGAAGCTGCCAATACTCGAAGTTCTGGATATGTATGATTCTTTAATCTATCATTATAAAGAAACATATAAACTCCAGGACATTTATTTATTGCAGTAATAATGTCAGGAGAAGCTGATGATGCTAAAATGACAAGATCATCTTCTGAATCTTCACGAGACTTTAGGTAGTCGAGTAGCATATCAGTTTCAGCATAACCTATAGCTAAATGATTATCAGCTACAATCAAATCTGTAACATTTTTATATTCAGTTCCTAATGCGCTATTGAGTGGTTTATTGACACCCAAGAAAGCTTCAATCTCAAAATGGTGTTTAGGATATTCTACTCTATATGCTTGGTCAGTTTCTACAGGATCTCTCTTGTATGTAAATAGTGAATACAATTCTTTAGGTGTATGCTTAAAGATCTCATACATACATTTAGAAAGTTCAATATCCTTTTTGCTCGAAACCATAGATTGCATATAAGCAACTATAGCTCGTAATTCATTTTCTTCAAGATCTGTACAAAACGTACAAATATCAGAAATATTTACTTTGTATTTATTAAACATACAAAGGATAGTATCAAATTTAGATTTTAGTTCTTTTCCTAATTCAGAAAGAGATTTATCTTCTTTCCTTTTATTCTTTTGAGTTAATGCATATTTGAGAAGATGAGAAGCTAATAGCATGCTGGATGTAGTTCCATCATGAGCCATACTATCTACTCGTGTTCCAATATAAGTAATCAATTCCTTGATATAGGTTTGGATAGGACTTACAAACTCTACATTATTCAAGATATGAATACCGTCTTTAGTAAATACATTAGCATTGTCGTGACCTAAACCCTGTTCAACGACAACTAATGCATCAGTAGAAGAAGGACCACAATGTTCTGATAATACATCAATTATCTCATTCAGTGTAACGAGAAAAATATCTCGTAAATTTTCTCCACTTACGTAATTGGTAATTCCTTCGTTAGAATTTAAAATTACTCGAGTGTTGGACATTATTCAATTCCTCTTGCTTAGCTTTTTGTTTTTGTAATTCGATAGCTCGTTCTTTGAGTCGTTTATATTCATCAACTTTCAATTTGAGAGATTCATATACCCCATATGACATATCCATCAACTCGTAGAAAGTTAAACCGAATATTTCAGACCATTCGGGAGTAGTCATCATATCATCAGCTATCTGTTCAACTATAGATATCTCATCTGCATATGTCGCCTCATCATATTCAATATTACCTAATACAGTATTATCCGAATAGGGCTTATATGTAGAATTAAATGATTCATTGAAAGTCAATATACTTCTATACCGATCAAGACCTTCAACATTCCGTAGTACGTCCGTGATGAGGTAGCGAAACTTATCGTTACGATCATACAACTCAGTTGGATCAGTAATCTCCTGAGTTACTGACTCAACATCATCACGGACTGGACGAAAAAAGTGTATTGTATATCCATAGGAAGAATACCATTTATTGCAGATTTAGGAACATACCCACATTCAGGACATTTTTCATACGGAATACCGATATGAGAAACTGCAGACTCTGTAACGAAATCTCTCATCTGCATACCAAATTCTGTATCTTCTAACAATTCACTATCGAGAATTTTACTAATCAGTGCAATATCAGTTACTCGGAAATTGATACTTCCATCTTCATTCATAGATCGAATTTCTTTAATCCATGGAGCAAAAATCTTGTATGCATTGTACTTAAGATATCTCAAAATATCTTCAGTATGTTCTAAACTATGAACACTCTTAATGAGACTAGCGTTAAATTGAGCTCCATAATCCATAAAATCATAGAGAGAAGGTACCTTAGTAATTGCTACCCAATTGTTATGCATTTCAATAGATTTAGATAGATTCAAAGTATCTTGATAATCGACAATATCTTTCTGAGTTTTTCTGGATCTATTACCGAGAATATTGATACAATCTTCACTAAGCATACTGTAGTTATTGAAACGGATCTTTCTTAAATCTATAGTTTTCTTTTCTGTATAGTTACAACCAGCATTGGTACAAGTAAAGGTCATTGGATATCCTTTCTTAAACATCAATGATCCAATAGCCCAAACAATACTATCATAATCCAATAAACTGATAGACTTAAGTAATGTATCACCTCTATTCCAATTTTTCAATTCAGCATCAGTAACTAGCTTTTTAAACAAATCAATAACAGCTTCTTTAATGATCAAGCTATTAAACAGATAAAAATGAGTACCAAATTCTTTTCCATATACTACAGTTTCAGTGTATGTCTTATCGTAGAATGCACTCAATTCGCTCAACTTAGGTCCACGCAATGTAATATGAAATCCACTATTAAGAAGTTGAATACGTCTAGCATCAGCTTCTTTAGTTAGGATCAATAACTCAGCTTCTTTTCCTGTAACGATCTTACCATTCCGATCAGTCCTATCGACAGGAGATGCATCAACTAATTTGATATCATCTTTTACATATTTAGACTTGAGTTCTTTTCCTTTAGTAGTATCCAATTGTGATTTGTTAAAATCTACAGCAACAGAAAGATCATCAAGAATATTCCTCAAAATATATAACTGTGATGTAGTATCTTCCAATTGTGCTCGAATCTCTGACGGAGATAATGTAGATAACAACTCTTCAATCTTTTCTACTACTTCCGATGCTGTTGCTGAGATACCGGACTGTACAAGACGTTCAGGATCAAATTCTGCTGTATCTTTTTTGTGAGATAAGATATCGTAGATATCAAACTCATCATCTTCAATAGTCTTTTCTTGATCAGTATCTTCTTCCCATATAGTTCCAGTATCCGAAGTCTCTTCATTAGCTTCTTCGGGTATTGGAGTTTCCTCAGTTTGTTCAACCGACAATTCTTCAGGATTCGTAGAATCTTTAATATCTTCAGACATATATCAAATCTCCTTTTATTTATTTTTTGTAGATTTAGATTTTTTGAACTTTGGATAATATCTCATATGTGGTCGTGTACTGATGACAGTAACGTTAGGTGCAGAAAATAAACTAACATATTCGATATACCCATCTTTAGCCCAAGTAATCAAATTACAAGCAATAGAATCTTTATATGCTTTAAATGTTTCTTTGGTCGCTACAGTTTCTAGTCCATCCATTAAATAGATTTCGAATTCCTCATTTTTTAGATCTTTTATATCACACTCTTCATTATACTTCTTGAGTTTATCTATATAGTCTCGCATAGAACATTTAATAACATGTAAATTCTTATCTTTCATCTGTTCAATAGTAATGGGATATGTAATATGCTCTAACTCATCAGAGTTGATAGCTTTATACATTTCATAATATCTATTAAGTACAGTAACAGCTTGGAAGATAATGAGTGGCCAAGCTAATGGTACATGACTACCATCTTTTGGACTCTTTCTATAAATTATACCTATATCGTTGGTATATATTTCCATACTTTCTAGATCACCACCACATTCTACCAGATATGATAATACTTTAGTTATATGTACTACCATCTGAGTTTTCTTGGTATCGATCCCTACATGTTTAAATATAGATTTTATAGCATTCAAATCATCAGAATTATGAATTTTGACAATATGTAAAGATAATGTAGCATCGCAAAATTTTATCAACTCATCAGGTTTTTGATTAGATAGGATAAAAGTATTTGAAGAGTCACTTACTCCTAGATATAGATATGCTCCTTTCCTACCTGAAAGTGAAGAGAAATAAAATTTTGATAACTTAATGAGTTGTTTCTGTTCTTGTGGTGTCATCTTTCTCCCCTTCAGGAATGTCAAATACCAATTTGTTATTTTCAACTTGAGCAATACTCGAAATGGAAGACTGAAGCTTTTGACTTGTATTGACAGTATCAGTTGATACATCAACAAATGTCAATAACAATTCAGTCATCCCTTCTAATGTTGTAATATTGTTAAGTTTGGCAGATAGATCAGTTTTGATATTTTCCAACTTTTCCTTATATACTAAATATTCTTCAGATTTAGTTGTATACACATCCATACAATCATTCTCAGTAGCTATCTTCTTAAATTCTTTATCTATTACATTAAGCTGATCGAGTGCGGTATCAATAAAGGTAAGTAACTTCTGTACTTCAGCTTTCATCTGTTCAGAAAAATTTGCATTAGACTTTCTTTTCTTAGCTGTTTGCTGTTTACGTTTTGCTCTTTTATTGTCTTTCTTATTCTTGGAAGTAGCCATACTGTTATTCTCCTTATTTTGTAAGTAACATTTAACTTATAGTATTGGTTATATTTATTAAAAAATATCCATAAGCGGGAGTATAAAACCCCCGCTTATGGATAGTTTCGATGCAACATACAAAATATATGACTAGATAAAAGTTTTAACAAATTCAGTAGGAAAACATTTAGTTACCATATCGAGAGATACTCTATTGATACAAGATTTAGCAATATTCAATCCTTCTACCTTATTATCAATAGTTGTATCATCAAAAGCTTCTAAAGCTCCTTTCACAGAACTAGTAACTAGACGATTATCGATAGTACTTAACTTTTTAGCTACACGATTAGCAATAGACAGAGTCAGATCTTTCTTCTTATAGGTATCATTCAAATATGCATTGACACTTTTTACCAATTCCGCATTTCCACAATTGTACAATTCGATAGCTCGATTGAGAGCAGTCTCTACATAATTTTTAGCATCATACATACCGATTCCTTTATTATGCAGATAATCGATATATTCTTCCATAATACTAATTCTGACCATGTTCTCTGAGGCAATAAGAAATCCTTCATTACACTCATCGACCTTCTGCTGAACAGCTTTCATTTCTTTAACGTCATCATCGAACAATATTTTAAATGACATAATGGATTTACTCCTAATTTTATGGTATATGTAAGAGTTAAAAATTAACATATTATCTACATAAGATGTTAACTATTACAAACTAAGGAGTGTAAGTATGCAGGTACCCGAACTTACAAACTACGACAGATCTAAATATCAAGATTCAATAACAAAAGAATATACTAACAATATACTTGCTTATATGTCAGCAAAGCATCCTCAATTAGATCCAGATAAAATACGAAATATAGTAATCAATATTGTGGAGAATAAATTAAACAGACCTCAATTAGCTCAAATCAATCATCCTTCATATGGAGATGCTCAATTAGATAAATTAGATCTACTTAGTACTACTAATGATATGTCTGATTCTATTGTTACACCATCAGGATCTAGATATATGAAACCGAAAACTAAACAGTCTTTTGTAAAAGAGATGATTCAGAGTGACCTTAAACAGCGTAAAATTGTAAAGAATGAAGCATTAGATCATAGTGCTAGGGGTGAACATAGACAAGCTGCAATCAAAAATGCAATTCAGACTCGTATCAAGATTGGAGTAAATTCTATTTCGGGAGCAATGAATAGTGCATATAATTGTTTATATGATCCTGCAGGATACAACGCCATTACATCTACAGCTCGACATGGGTGTATGGTAGGATATGGTCATACTGAAAGATTCCTGGAAGGTAATTTTTATTTTACTACAATCGAATCTATCATCAATTGGATTGTACAATTACTAAGAGTATGTCCTACTGAAGATCAGATAAATAAAATTATGAAACAATATAACTTATATCAACCTATGCCAGATGAAGTGGTTGATAACTTTATAGATTCTCTAAAAGATTACACTATAAATATCCATAAGATCAAACTATCTTCTTTTGTAGAAAAATTACCATTTTACCAATTAGCATTCATCTATTATGCCTGTAATCTAAAAAATATCATTCGTAAAAATGAAAAACACTTTAGACCTTGGTTAGAATATTTCTTTACTAATCCAGATATTACACATATAGGTGAAGATATTGATCCATATGAATTATTTAAATTAGATGGTGATTTAGTAACTATGGTATCATCTATTAACCCTGAACTTCTTGAAAATAATCCACCTTTCGATACTCCAAAAGATAGGCCAGATATAGCAAGAAAGATCATCACTATCTCTAAAGTATTTCAAACAAAGATAAGTGAATTACAAGATCTATTTGATACCTTTATATATGTAATGGTAGATTTACCTAATGCGACTAAACATAAGAATATGTTAAGAAAATGTGTCATTGTATCAGATACTGATAGTATCATTTTTACTACTAAAAATTGGGTCGAATGGTATTCTAAAGGTATCAACTTCGAAAATACCTCATTCCAGATTAATGCTTTAGTTGTATATCTACTCACTAAATCTCTTACTCACACATTTGCAATAATGAGTATGAATATGGGAATTGAGGATAATGATCTTCGAAAAATATCTATGAAGAATGAATTCCTTTATCCAGTTATGTTACGTACTCCTATGGGTAAACATTATGCAGGTATCATTACCCAACAAGAAGGTCGTGTATATAAGAAACCTAAACCTGACATCAAAGGTAAATTCTTACGAGGATCAGATCTATGTAAAGAATCTATCAATGAAGTAAAAGATTTTCTACTACAGACAATTGATGATTATATGAACTATTCCATTTTAGATAGTCGAATATTAATCGATAGAATTGTACAATTTGAACATAAAATTATTCAAAGTATTAATAATAAAGAAACTACATACTTCGGAACTGTACCTATAAAGTTTAAAGATGATTATGCTAACTATATCTCATCTACATATTTCTATTATATGCTATGGCAAGATGTATTTGCTGAAAAGTATGGAAATATAAATATTCCACAAAAATGTAAAGTAGTTCCTATTCACGGAAAACTATTGCGCAAAAAGCATACGATTGAAAAAATTATTAGTATGGATAAAGTTGTAGGAGAAAAATTGATAGCTTTTCTTGAAAAGTATAAGAATAAGAACATTACTCGAATAATTATTCCACCAGGAATCGATGTACCCCACGAGATAGTAGATACTATCAACATAAGGACTATCGTTTATTCTAATGCTTCTCCATTCTACTTGGCACTCAGAAGTCTAGGTATAGGTATCATGTTCAAAGGTAAACAGAATATCTTATCTGATATGTATAGTACTACCCATTTGGAAATGTAAAATATAGTCATATATAAAAGGATACCCTCAGTATATGAGGGTATCCTTTTATATGAATAGATATACGTTAAGATACTTTTTTCATCTTATCTGCTTCAGATTGAGCTAATTCATCTACTAGATTATTCTTTTCACAATCACTATGTCCTTTTACCCACACCGCTTGTACTATATGTATTTGTAAAAGTTCATATAACTTCTCCCACAGATCTCGATTTTTAACATCTTGCGGTTTATTACCTTTCCATCCAGAAGTTATCCAATTTCTATTTTTCCAAATATCAATCCATTTATATTGGATAGCTTTAACGACATATTGACTATCTGAATATACAACAACACGAGAAGGATCTTTAAGTGAAGATAATCCTTCAATGACTGCAATGAGTTCCATTCTATTATTTGTAGTATCTAAAGCTCCACCAGAAAGGATATGGATATTTCCATCAGCCTTTTCTATATGAGCAGCCCAACCTCCAACATTATGTTGACGTTTATAGCTACCATCAGTATACATAATTACTATATCCATAATTTCCCCTATATTTAGATATCTGTAGAGTTTCCAATATAATAGTCCAAATGTATATGAATTTATATGAGTATATCTCCCGATATCGGGAGATATACTCATCGATATAGATATCTAAAAAGCTACATCTTTTGTAGATGTTTATAAGTAGCAAAGATAGTCAATACACCAACAGAAAATGTAACTATACCAGCAATTACTTTTGCTAAAAATATATACCCACGAGTAGCACTCTTAAAGGAGTCTATAGTTGTTTCAATCGTTTCCACTTTTTCTGAAATCTGGGTCAATTGATTATTTATCCTATTGATACTTGTCTTATTTGTTGTATTATTTGTAGACAACGATTGAAGAGACTTAGATAGATTTTTAGTAATAGTTATTATATCTCTAAATTTATCTTTACAATCCCCTTCAAACGTAGTAAACATTTCAATTCGATGTAGTACTGTTTGTAATTGGGAAGTCAATTGAATAATATCTTTACTTGCAATCTCTAACTTTTCAGCAATATCTTTAATTGATGTTTTATCTACATTCTCTTGTGTAGATAGGGTGGTGATGGATTGAGTATGTTTGTCAATACTTTCGACTAACTTTTCAATACGACGTTCTATCTGATTCCGCCATTCGTATTGGAGTTTTTCTACAGCATCTAAATTAGAAGAAGACATCATAAGTTTCCTTTGTCAGATTTAGTATAAATACTGATGTATATATTTTTAATTCCATACTATATATTTCCCCCTAAATCTTTTGATAATTTATATCTTCTTTCTTTTCGGAAACCCAAATAGTATCAAGTTTCTTAAAAGAAAATATATCTCTGTTGATATTTATCATTCGTGATTCGATAACTTTTAAATGAGTCGTTACACTTTTTAGCTTCGACCTTATATCATCATTAAGTAAACTATTTGAATTTAATATTTCTATATTTTGTGTACTATCTTTTAGAATATTTCCTAGTTTTGTATCAAGGGAATCAGGAAATGTAGATATCATAACTTATCACCTATAGATGGTCGTCGTTTTGTCGAATGTATAGTATTCTTAAACGCGGCACCGAAGAAGTAATTTACAATCGGACTTAAAATAGATCCTAAGATAAAAACTAATACGATATCGATATATCGACTATTCTCTTTCGATACAACAGTAAGACATATTCCAATACATATAAATGATAAAACGATAAGTACAAATGCTAGATAATAAATAAAATTCTTATCGATATGTGTAGGCTTATCATCTTTTTCATCACCTTCACATACCTTTTGTATAGTATCGATAATTATATCTATATGTTGATGCATTCGAGAATTGATATTGCCTATTTCCAACTTATCTAAATTTTGCAATTTAGTAGGATTAGATAAATCAAGATTTGTATACTCTTTAACGATACGTATACTCTCTTCACAGATATCAGGTCTTATATAAGGTAACAATTCATCTACATGCAGTATACCTTTTTCCTTTGCAAGAAGTATAGTCGAAATGATATTTTTCATGATATAACCACCTCAAATCTATTATGCTCCAACTATACGGATACTTCCATCGGCATTACCACCATTAGATGTATCGTAATGAAACCAACTCATATTATCGATCCATTCTATTCGAGTAATATCAACAAAAGGTAAAGCTTCACTATCTTTCCGTTGTCTAAATCCAGGTTCAAAGCATCCGATAGATTTCATATATTCTCGTAACGCTTCAGGTCCACCAAGATCGTTCCATTTTAGATCATTCGCTTTACCATATTTATGCATAGACAACTTACTACCTTCAGGACAATCAAATGGTCTCAATCCTGAGTATCTAAAATTTCCACCCCATTTCCAATTATTAATAATTACACTAACCTTAGAAAAAGATCTTGCATTGAGATATTCCCAAATTTTATCTGCAATCATTAAAGATTTTGAATCTAAAATTCCCCATAATAAATATAACAATCCTTTTTTGTTATATTCGTTGTACAATTCAGGATAAACTAATTCGTGTAATTTGTAATGTTTACAAGTATAGATCATATCTAACTCCTATTTAAATTGTTACCAATATCTATTAATTATAAGATGTTTCATTTTATAACAGTTCAGTACCAATTATGATTCTGAAATATAAACTATAATATACAAAGAGATGTGTACATGAAATTTTTATATAGATCAATATAAAATGAGTGTAAACATCTGCAATATGTGTATTATTTGTTTATTTTTTTAACATCCTCAAAAGGAGAAATTAACTATGGCACTTTCCGATTACACCCAGATTGCATCGATTATCCAGCTGTCTACTGCTCCTAAGGCTACTTGGGATAGTGAAGATCCTATTCTGCCCGAGGGTATGCCTGGTTGGGAGTCTGACACCAAGAAGATGAAGATTGGTGATGGCGTTACCACTTGGACAGGTCTGGCTTACACTGTCGATGCTACGCTCACTCCCGAACAGAAAGCTCTGCTGGACAATGCTGGTGCAGCTAATGGTGTCTCTGTTCTGGACGCTAATGGTCTTATTCCGCTGGATACTCTTCCTGACCAGGCTAAGTCTCACATCAAGTACATAGCTGACATTCCGTCTCGTGATGCTGTCGATGAAGCGGATCGTCATTTCATCTACGTCGTCCTGGATGCTTCCGGTGATGCGACTGTAGAATCTGGTGCAGCTACCTATTCTTGGGATGATACTAATTCTGTATGGGTCAAGCTCTCCGAGTTTGAATCCATGGATATCGATTTCTCCGTGTTCTTTAACAAGACCACTGAGACTCTGGATGATATTGCAGATGGTACTCAGTATATCAGGTTTACTCCTGCCGAACGTACGAAGTTGGCTAAGGCTATGGTGACAGACGAGACATATCGTTTCGTTTCGTTGAGTCCTGCTGAGATCAACGCAGCTATGGCTGAGTAGTCTGAATCATAGACACAACTTGATTTAAGAGAGAGGGAACTTCGGTTCCCTCTCTCTTTTTTGTTATTTATAAATCTAAATCTTATTTCACTACATTTTATGTACAAGATATAAATATACTATGTATTTATTAACTATAAAACTAAAGGTATATGCCACATGAAAATCTCTATCAGAATGAAGCTGATTATCTTATCGTGTATAAGTATATTGTTAACTAGTATATGTTCGTATTTTACAGCATATTACTATATACAAAAAGGATTAAATACTAAATTTAAAGAAAATATAGAATATGCACAATTAACAGTATCAGATATCATACAAACTAAAATAGAAAAATATAAAAGTATAGCTAAACTATTACAAACGAATGAAGAGTTAGGTGCAGATATATATTTAGATCTTCCACTAGATAAATATGGTAAAGTGTTAAATGACACTATACATGCTTCATATATCACAATTACGAATAATGATGGTATCGTATTATATAGATATCATGATTCAGCAGTTGGAGATAAATTATCAGAAATAGCTCCAGCACTTGATGGTAAGTTATATACTTATACATCTAAAGGGGACTATAGTAATTTAGCAATAAAAATAACTGGCCCTTTATATTCTGAAGGTAAAATTGTTGGAACTATCACTATTGGAGAGATATTAGATTCAGAACAATTAGTAGACCATATAAAAGAGATTACTGGATATGATGTTACTATATTTGACAATAGAACTCGATTGATGACTACCATAAAACAGAATAACCAAAGAGCTATAGGAACACAACTGACTGATCCTGAAGTTTTACGTAGTCTATTTACTAACAAGATGTTATTCCTTAAAAAAGTTAAAGTACTCGATATACCTTATTTGACTGCATATTGGCCTATACTTAATCAGCAAGGTAAAACTATTGGTTCATACTTTATCGGTAAATCTGTAGCAGCTATTGATGAATTGATACATACAGTATCGATATCTATATTGTTGATTGTAGGAATCATATCTATCATTCTTATAGTCGTTGTCATATATCTTTCATCTAAGATCAGTAGACCATTGAAATCAATAAAAGATTATGCTGAAACTATAGCTACAGGAGAATCTTGTGATAAATTAGAGATTACTACTAAAGATGAACTAGAAGATCTCAATGAAGCTATAGGGACTATGGTAGATATGTTAATTGAAAAAATCAATGAATCTGACCGTGCACAAGAAGTCGCGAAACAGGAAACACAAAAAGCCATAGAAGCTACTAAAGTTGCTGAAGAAGCTAAGATAAAAGCAGAAAATGCTAAACGTGAAGGTATGTTACAGGCTACTAATCAATTGCAAGATATTGTAGATATCTTATCTTCTGCTTCTGAAGAACTCTCTGTACAGATAGAACAATCTGCTCAAGGTGCTAAAAGTCAATCTGATCGTACAACTGATACAGCTACAGCTATGGAAGAGATGAGTAAAACGACTATAGAAATTGCTTCAAATACTTCTAACGTATTTAATGTATCTAACCAAACTTCTGATGAAGCAAAATTGGGCACTGAAGCTGTAGTTAAAGTCATGGATGATATGGATCATGTCCAAAATATGACAGAAGTATTGACAACTGAAATGTATACACTCAAAGAGAATTCAACTAAAATCAATAAGATATTAGAAATTATTAATGATATAGTCGATCAGATAAATCTATTATCTCTTAATGCTGCCATTGAAAGTGCTCGTGCGGGAGAAGCTGGAAGAGGATTTGCAGTTGTTTCTGATGAGATTAGGAAACTAGCAGAAAAGACTATCAATGCTACTGGAGATATCGAAAAGGTAATTCTTGATGTGCAAAAAGCTGTTGATGATAATGTATCAAATGTATCTACTATCACTACCGCAGTAACCAAAGCTAAAGAAGATACTAATGTAGCTAATGGTGTATTGACTAGTATCGTAAATATGGCTGAAGATGTAACAATACAAGTACAATCTATATCTACAGCTTGTGAAGAACAGAGTGCAGTATCTAATGAAATCAGTGAAACTATTAATGCTATTAGTGAAATTGGTACAGAAACCAGTACTGCTATGAATGAATCATCGTTGGCTATCAATGAGTTATCTCAACAAGCTCAAAAACTTAAACAACTAATTGACCAATTACGATCTGACAATTCATAAACATATAGGAAGAGGGATTTATATCCCTCTTCCTATTAAAAACTACATTTTCCAACTATTTAATAAATACCTTATTTAACATGTAAAGTAAAATTTACGATATTATAGGAGGATCTTATTATGCTTAATTTTGATAAAACTATAGAAGATCTAAGATCAGTATCTAGTAACGTATGTGAATATTTAGATACGAAGAAATATCTACAAATTTTTACAGAAGAATCTCTTACTGATGAAGCACTTTTACAAACTTGTTATGAAATAGTTATAGATGATCTATTGGAGATAGGTATCACTTTTCATTGTGACTTAGTTGACCTATTTACTAATTTCTACGATATGGAAACTATCTGGATGTTGAAATTGATATTTTCCATAGAACATTTAAAAAATGTATTAGAAAATGACTCTGAACTACGAGAACTAGTTTCTACTATTATCTCTGACGAATCAGATCAAAAATTGATTAGAGTTTTAGAAACTCTTACATATACATATCCAGATAATGAAATGTATGATCGTGTATATAAATTCTTAGAAGATAAAGTTGTAGAAACTGGCGAATTTATTATCTATATAGAAAATGTAATTGATCTTTCAACTCAATTATTAGATTTCGATGAAATTCCTGATGATGATATGGCAAAGATAGATCAACTTATCCATCATGTACAAACTTCTCAAAATAAAGCTAAAGAGATATTTGATATAGCTGCAGAACTATATCCCGAAATAGATACCATTAGACTTAATAGAGATTATAAAAGATATAATAGAGATAAATTGTATCCAAATAATATCAATGCCTATGCATGGTTTGTGGATATAGAATTATCCAATACTGAATTATATCCTCACGAAAAACCTTTATATGACAAATTGGATTACGAACATAACGTTCGTAATAATCACCATATTGAATATTATGAAAATCTTCCACATACTACTATATCTAAAGAGGATGTCTTAAATCTATTAGCTAATTGTTATGAACCCAACAAATCCTCTAGTAAAGGAGATATCATAAAGAAGATGGATGATATCTATCATCAACTGATACTTAAACATGATGTATTTGATACTTATTCAGAATTTATTAAACAGCTAGTAGATAGGATAGATCTATGATCCCTACCATATATACGGGATATTTTGCTAAAATAAAAACATATCCTAAAGAAGCATGTATAGTCTCCATAGCTAGATATACTCCTCGATGGTATAGTGGATCGATATATAAAGGTATAAGTCCTAGTATTGATCTCCTCTTGAAATACAAATCGGGTAGGATCACAAAACCTCGATATATACAACAATATATATCCGAAACATTTCCTACACCAGATAGTCCTCATATCCATCTCAATAACATCTACCAACTCTGTAAAGATCACCAAATTATCATATTGTGCTGTTATGAAAAGTCTAATGATTTTTGTCATCGACATATCTGTGCAAAGATGTTAAATCATTTTATCAAAGTACAAAAATTACATATATCAAAAATAGAGGAATATCTCGTATGAATATATACATCGCCCAATATGCTGAAGTAAAATATGATAAAACTATCTGTCCTATCAGTATATCCCCTACCGTACCCGAAGGGTGGAAAGGAAAATCTTTAGATATATTTTTTCCACTACCAGATCTAGTGACTCAATTTAAAGAAAATAAAATATTGATAGGCGATTATACGAGGATATATACTAAAGAAATACTAGATAGACTTAACCCAAAAGAAGTAATTGACTATCTCATAGATACCTATAATCCGAAAGATGTAGTCATATGTTGTTGGGGAACCAAAGATACATTTTGTCATAGATATCTAGTAGCTAATTGGTTAAATAATTGGATAACTAAAAATCCAGAAATATATAACCTATCTCTAGTAAGAGATTATAAATTCAGGGATTTAGCCGATGAAAGTCAACGATAATAACAAAGAACAATACTTAAGTTTTCCAACCCACCAATTTGATCACCAAGTAGAAATAGACGATACTACATATACAAGTTTAGAAGTATTGAAGTCATATAAAGTAAATCTCAAAAAGCGTGAATTCTTAATAGCTATGTTTTGCGAATGTGAGTTATCTGATATTACAACTGATCCTTATCTAGGTAAGTTAGGTAAGTATGATAGTAAACCTTATGTAATTACTAAGATAGACAATACAACT